CTACCTCTCGCCCGGTAGTTTCAGCGCTTCGCTCAGCCGTCGCTCCTGCTGCAACTGGGTGGCCGAGCGCTTCGGCGGTGGGGGCTCGTCATCCTTCGCCGTCAGCTGCTGCACCGCCTGTCGCAGCGGCACCCCCTCCAGAATCCGGGCCGCACACCACCGCTCGGCGTAGCGCTTGCCTTGGTTCACACTCGCCGCGCTGACCCGCTTCTCCTGCCACAGCTTCCGACAGGCGAGGATCACTGTGATGCCGTCGGCACCTGGCTGGACGTTGGCGATCTGCCGGCCGTTCCACCACAGGCACCAAGACTCGCCGAACTGCACCCAGCCTTGTGGACGAGGGGCGGTCATGAATCCGGTTTGGTCGCAGGGCGGGCGCATGCCGAGCAGGATACGCCCGGGCGTCTCACGCATTGCGACGAGGTGTCGGCGGGGCGCGGCTCAGGCGCGCCCGGGCTGAGCGGCCAATGGCCCCGGGTCCGACAGGGATAGGTTGCACCACGGCGGCCGGCGCGCCCACCGGGGAACGCAGCGCTCCGTCGTAGGCCTCGGCCTGCCCAGTTCGTCAGGGTGCACGCCGCGCGAAGATCAGGGCCTGCAGCGGGGAGTATGGTTCGGCCATGTGCGGCCGATTCGTCCAAACCCCGATCCGGGACGCTGCCAGCCTGGGCTTCCACCAGCTGGTTGGCGACCTGCTGTCCATGCCGGCTAGCTACAACCTAGCGCCGACCCAGCGTGCGGCGGTGGTGCTGGACCGCGGCAACGGCCTCGTCCTGCAGAGGCTCGCCTGGGGCCTGCTGCCCTTCTGGGCGAGAGATAAGACGCGGCAGGGTTCTACCATCAATGCCCGCATCGAGACGGTGGACACCAAGCCGGCGTACCGCTCAGCCTTCAAAAAGCGCAGGTGCCTGATTCCCATGACCGGGTACTACGAATGGTCAGTGAGCCGTGAAGACGGGAAGAAGGATCCGTGGTTCATCCACGCGGTCAGGCCGCTCTGGGCGGCCGGCCTGTGGGAAGACACCAGCCCCCTGCTTGACCCGGGCAACCTGGGCACCTTCACCGTGATCACCGGCGACAGCAGCGGGGTGTCGGCCGACATCCACGATCGCATGCCGGTGTGGCTGGCACCCGGCCAGGCTGAGGAATGGATCGCCGCATCGCCCGACGACGCCATGGCGATGCTGATGGCCAGCGATCCGCCGGAGCTGGAGGCCTACCGCGTCAGGCGCGCGGTGAATAGCACGCGCAACAACCGCGAGGATCTGCTTGATGCCGTGGCCTAATGCTATGGCTCCGTTTAGCGAGCGATAGGATCACTCGCGCAGCCCCAGCATTGTCAAGGTGCTTTCAGGCATTTCCCGACGCAGGAAAGCTCTTGATCGTTGTGTATTGGACCATCCCCGATTCAATACCGGTAACCTGGCCCAGCTCCACGTTGTAGCCGAACTCTTGAATCAAAACGCATAGCCACTCAGTGTATTCATCATTCTCAGCGTCAGCGCATAGAGACATTACCTGCCGACCAAGCGAGGTCATACTGAAGCCGGACAAGGTAAATCTCCTTGCCGCATCGTTGTGTTTAACGACGATGACTTTACCGCCCAGTCGCATCATCGCAACAAACGTATCTTTCGCCACGGAGCCAACGCTAACCTCATGGCCCGTGAGCTCTGCTCCTACGACAAGCCCCAGTGCTTCCAGCTCTAAAAGGTCCGGATAGCTTACCCAACGAAACTGCACTAGATCAGCGCCCATCTTGTGATTCGCGCAATGCGCACGATCCAACATGAAGGGCGCAACCTTCTCGATCAGGGCCGCGTCCGCCGCTGAGATTGACCGAAGAAACTCCAACGTGCGGAGACTGTACGTGCCCGGTGAGACTGCCTCCCCCGCAAGCACCCTCCCCCAAAGCTCCTGAACCTGTTCCTTAGAGACTTGGCCGGCAAGCTCACGCCACCTAAACAGCCAATCCTCGTCAAACCCGGCTACCTTGGCATCCGGATCAGCATTGTCTCGCAAGAGGTCCTCAGCCCTCAGGATGGCATGACTGACGTTAATCTCCCTCCTGATGACGTCCGCAGCCTCGTCTCTTAATGCTGAAGCGACTGACGGTTGAATCAAAACCGCGCCCGCGTTCTCATCCACCTGCTCCTGGCATACCAAGTTTGATGAGTCAGCATCAGGTCGGTTCATTCCCAAGCCCAAGGCGGGGGCATTGGTTGCGACCAGCACTCCATCGAGAGAGAACTGGGCTTCTCCGCGCCTAATCCGCGCCGCATCCTGTTCTGCCTGAGCAAGAAACAAGATCCCATCTCGCTGTGCCTGCCCTTCGGCCTTCGCGATGCGCTTTAGGTGCCAAGGCCTTAGCAAGTTGCCGACACCCTTTTCGGCCAAAGACTCCCACAAGCCAAGAATGAGCTTTTCCCCAGGCAGGTCCATATCTATTCCATAATTGATCTCCGCAATCTAAGTGTGCGCCAGCCGATTCGCAAGTGCGGCCACTGTGTTAATACGCTTCAACTAGACTGTCAGCTCCACTAGCGGCAGGTTCGGCGCTGCCTCTGTTACTCGGCCTCCCCTTACCCATACGTTGTATGGAATGGTGCCCCCCAGCACGCCAATGGCTCGCATCTGCGCCCCATCGTAGGTGGTCAGGCTGCTGGTGCCGTCCGCGTTATGGGCGGTGACCGTTGCCAGCAGCCGCGGGCTGGCGCTGACCAGCCCTGCAAATTCGTCCCACAGTTCAGTCCGCATCGGTGTAGTGCCTTTCCAGGGTGATGGTTTGCTCGATCACGGCTGCCTTGTCGCTGACCCGGGCCTCGGTCCTGACCGCGGTGCACAGGCCATGCCAGGTGCCGGCCTCGCCCACGACCTCGACGAGGTCCAGCGGCAGGACCCGCCCAACCTCGCCCGGCCGCAGGGGGCCGGCGAACAGGGGCAGCACCAGGTCGATAGCCGCCTGCTCGCCGCGATCGGCCAGGATGTTTCGGCCGCGCTCGGCCGCCACGGCGCTGGTGTTGATCAGCGGGCTGCTCACCTGCTGAGCGAACAGCTGGCCTGCCTCGCCGGCGCGGCGCACCTTGCAGGTCACGCCCTTCCCTGCCAGCTCACCGGTGACCACCACGGCGTCAAACAAGGGAGCGCTGCGGACCTGCAGGCTTTCGTTGGACACGATGTCCTCTTGCACCACGTGGTCAGGGGTCCGGTCGCGCCAGTCCCATGGGCTATGCGGATACCTCGCCCGCACGCGCAGGCTGGCGTCTGCGGGATGAGACTGCACCACGCCCCCGCTCGCCTCGGCAAGCCTGCTGATGGCATCCAGCGCCGGTGTGGCGTCGTAGAACCACGCACCAGCCGGCACCAGCCAATCCACGGTTTCGTAGTTCGAAGCGAAGCCGGTATCGGCCAGCTCTTCCGCGACCAGTTGCGAAGCGCTTCGCACCTCCGTCGTAGCCTTCGCCCTGCCAGGCGCGTACGGTGCCGCCAACAGGGCTGTGCGGGAGCGTCCCGTCAGCGTCACACCTGCGGCGTTCCACTCACGGCGCCGGCTGTGGCTTTCGATGACGGCTGTCCAGACGTATCCATTCAGGGTGATCTCCACCTGCCGGGGGCCAGCGGCGGTTGGCTTCAGCAGTGCCAACTCCACCACGTCGGCCAGCTCGATATCGAAGCTGCTGCCCCAGGCATCCACACTGGATGCGATCGACAGGCTTTGAACCTGGATCGGCGACCGGTCCGGCAGGCGGACCACGGAAATGCTGTTGATCACGATGTAGGTCCTTCTTTGTGGACGCACCAGGTAGCAGGCCGCGACACCGAGATTCAGCGGGGCGAACCCCGCGATTCCCAACGTGGCGCAGCCAAGATTCAAGCCAACGAGGTTTCCCGGCGGAACGGGCTGCCCCGGTTCGGGATCAGGATCCGGGCCTGGCCTGGGAGGCCGAACGATCCAGGGCAGCGGCTTTGCGGCCCCCCATGGCAGCTCAGCATGACGACGTGTGGAACTCGGATTGCCCCACCGCATGCGCAGCCGCGCATGACCGCGCGCCGTTCGCCCTTGCCATGCAACACTGGCCGCCAACCCTGTTCGCAGCCCGTATTGCCAAGAGATTGCAGCACTCTTACCGGCCTGGCTTAGACGGGTCCCCCAGCGCACCGACAGGTCATGCCGCTCGAGCGGCATCGCGGCCCAAGGGAAGATGAAACAAGCGCGCTGAACGGCCATCGCCCCGCTCCACTCCAGAGCGACGCGTGAGCCGACGAGCGGGGTCAATCCCCACGCCAAGGCAGCACTCTGCCGACTGGCCACCGCTTCGCCCCATAACCAGCCGCGGCCGCAACTGATCAAAGGCGACGAGCCCCAGCTGACCACTGAAGATGCCCGGGCCCGCGCCGCAGTGCCCCAGGCCAACGCCTCCGCCCTGCGGATACCGCGTACGACAGGCTCAAGCGGGATGTCGCTCCAGCTGACGCCGAGGTTCAGACCAGCATGCCGGCCGGAGCCAAGCCCCAACGGGCCCAAGTTGAGGCCGGCGAGATTTCCAGGCGGTGATGGCATCAGGCCTCCGGTGCCACCGGAAGGGCCGGCCGCACCCAGTCCTGGATAGCAGCGTTCTGCAAGCCACGCTCATCGCTACCGATGACCATGTAGAGGAAATCCAGGCTCAACCCGGACACTCGCCAGGTACCGTCGGCCTGGCTAACCGTGGCACCTACAACCTGCATAGTGCCTCGATCCAAAACAGTGATCCGCACCCTCGACGGAACGTTAAGGATCCGAGCGCGCCCGTCTGGAGCGTCTACCTCCTCGCCTTGCGGTAGATCACCACCAAGGTAGCCGCGTCCTGAGTATGGCGCGGCGCGAGAGAACAGCGTTCGCGATATCACTGCGCTCGTCATTTCAGTACACCGCCGTAGTCAGGTCAAAAAGCACTTGCCCGGTACCGGTGACCGTGCCCGGATTCTGTGGACGGTAGGTTTTGGCCAGCACGGTTGCACCGAGGAACCCTGTCAACCCTTCTTTCAGTTCCAAGTCGTTGAAAGGAATGACGTGCCACGGCGTATAGCACCCGCCAAGGTAGCCGCGCGTTCTGTTCACACCCTCCCTGAAAATTGGCTCTTCCGCGAACAGACCGTTGTTAATTGCGGATGGATACTCACCACCCACCGCTCCAAGTGCACTGATCGCAATACTCGTACCCGCCGGCCTGGGCAAGACAAGCGACACCGGAACGGCGCCCGGCAGACCTGAGGCTCCGCGCATGACATAGGCTCCACGATTGACGCCAGTCGCCGAGTTCAATTGACCGTCGGCGATAAGCCCTTTCGACACATTGGTCGATGAACTGCCGGCATGAGCGACGCCAGCGGAACCGTTACTCACCAAAAAGCAGAATCGGTCACCGGGAACATAGCTCGGCATATCACCCGCATAGAACCCAACAGCTGTGGAGATACCCGATCCATTAACGTCCACGAAGAGATAGAACCACTTTGCTGTCGCAACGACCAACCAAGGACGGGCCACTGCGTTCAGCGTCATAGACTTAGACCACGTGTCACCGAACTCAAGCTGCGCCGTCGTAGGACAACCGTTAATACCTGAGTCAATATCCGACATCGACTCGAACGCTCGTACGTGAGCAGATCGCGCGTTAGCGCCAGGAATCGACGCCGAGTCATCGACACGAAAGAAGATGCCGGACCCTATGACGGGGTCAATGCGGTACGCGCGTCTGTTGCTCGCGGTGAACTCCAGCGTCCAACCGGCACCTGGCTTAGCTGCTGGCCCGACGCCATAGCCATTGACAAGCACAGCATCAAGCAACGCGACCAAACTGCCAACTTGACCAGTGAGCTGCGGCGCGGCTGGATCGGTGCTCATGTAGACGATAGGGGTTCGGCTCACTGTTGCGCTCCTGCGATGTTGCCGATCACTTCAAATCGGGTAGAGTCGGTCGCCTCCTGCGGCGTGCCAGGAAGCGTGGTGCGAACCATCCAGATAGGCGCCAAGCCCCCTACCGTATCGAACCGTACGACGTTGTTCACCGACCAGCCGGCGCCCCACCCCTGACGTGAAATGGTGAAGTACGGGCGGTTGGTACGCGGATTGATCGGCGAAAGATCGGCGGTCGTGTTACCCGCCGCTATGATGCCCACGGTCTCGCCGATGACCTCGAACGCGGTGGAAGCGGTGAAACGAATTGCCCACCGCTCGGTGATCGCATCGGCGTTGGTAAGAAGAATGGGATAGTCGGTATCGTTGTATGACGACGGAGCCTGCCCACCGATCACCTCACTGCTCCAAACGTTCGTCCAGGTCATCTGGTCGAAGAGATTAAGCACCCGTGCTTGAAGGTCGAGGGAACCATTGGCCTCCCCCAAACGCAGCGCGGTACTGATCATCGCCTCCCCGGCCGGATAGTCGTGGGTCAACCCGGTATTGATTTCGATCTCACCGGTAATCTGTGGCTGCACCACCAACCGTCTATCCTCCACCCGCTCGCGGATGGAAATGGGCAGTGTGTAAGCCGAGAGATTCAAAGGGTCACTGAAGGTGAGGCTGCCGCCATCAAGGTCGGAGCTGTACCAGGCACTGTCGACCGGGACGCCCTTTGCATCTCGCACCTGAACCGCCGACTGTCGGCCGCGCCCGAAGGTGACTGTTTGCCCAGCAGCAGGCGAAGGTACAGGGTGGTCAACCGTGTGATGGATAAGCACCGTCTGCCCCGGCTTGAAAGCGGGAACCCTGCCATCGCTCGGCAGGCGAACCGACTCCAGGCCGATCACGACCGCCGACAACGGAATTGACCTGAAGACGACCGCGCCAATATAGACGGATCCGGCGATCACCAACGTCGGCTTCCAGACTTGATCGCCCACCACCGCCGCCGGGTCGAACCACGGTTCTCCTTCATTTCCCGCAGCAAGAATCATTGTCCCGAACTCGACCTTGGCGCTGCCGGTCTCCCAGTCGACCAGGCCACGAACAGAGCCACCAGTAATCACGCCATTGATGTCAGCTACCGCCGTCAGCTGGATACCGTCCAGCGTCGTGGCGCGAAGGGTGAAGTTCCCCGGCCGCAAAGGGGATCCTGGTGTCCGGAAGAACACAGATGCTGTGCCTGGATCAGCAATGCGCGTGAGCAGGGATTGAATCTGGACTGAGTTGCTGCCCCCGGGAGTCCACCGCGTAACATTGGCGACGCCAGCCGAGTAGTCGATTGAACCCGCATAAATGCCAGCACCAGACACCGGATCGATCGAATGGTAAAGACCACCATTTCGATCAACATAGGTGAGGCCCTTGAAGGTGAACCGAACGCTGCCCGGAACAATACTGTCGCTGATCGTCGGCGTCAGCAGCAGCTGGACTGGCGGCAGGGGGAGAGACTCATTGGCGGCCGCCTGGGCGTCACCAACAAGCATCCAGCCCATCGAGATGATCGTCCCGGCGGAGAACTTCGCCTCCACATTCACGCGGTAGTAGCCGATCACCCTCCATCGACCGCGCGTATCGACCTCGTATTTGGGCACCGACACCTCTTTGACGATGAAGCGGCCCGCTTGGAGGTTGATGGCCCCAGTGGTGTAGTTGACGGAACCAAGCAACACGGCCAGCGCCTGGCCGCCGACCGATACTGCAACGATGTTCCCCTGACCATCGTCCTTCGCGATCACCCGCTTGATCTGGGGAATGCTCGGCATACCGTCCGGCGAGTCACTGATCGATACCGTCCAGTCCAGCAACAAGCTGCCGGCGCGAATTGGCCCTTGGCTCACGACGAAGGCAACCCCGCCCGCACCATCAGGGACGGGCTGCGCCGTGGCAGCAAGCGCCTGACCGTACTCATACGCGCAGGCCAGCTGACTATCCGCGTCAGGCAATGCCGAAGGACGAATCATCACCTCGCCGGTGGTGTAGGAAATCGTGCCACGGAGCGCGCCAGCGATCAGCAGCCCGCCAGTGCCATTGTCCGTCACCTGCACATCCGCCCCTGCGACCCGAAGCGTGAACTGGGCGCTCCCCGGCACCACGCCAGAATTGCCCAGGATGAAGTGGAGCGCGGGCGGAGCGATCGATGTGTCACCCGTCCTAGCCTCTGCCAGCGCTGGCGTGCCCCAGCCAATCAGAACACTGCTCTGCAGGTCCGGCAGGGCTCCCGCCGTCATCACAACGGCACCGGTCGCGTAATTGACGGTGCCACCACCCTGCCCCGGCTTCCCAACCAGTTGTCCCCGGCCGTTATCAGCCAGGCGTACCCACTTACCCAGGGCCCGATAGTCCACCACCACGGTGCCCGGCGCAGGCAGCGGCTGGATCTGGAACAGCCAGTTGTATCCCTGGTTGTTCTGCGTGACCGCTATCTCATCCGTAAAGCCCTGTTGGATGATTGCCCCCGCCGGTGTTGCACTGATCGATACGCTCGTGGCGCCCACCCCGTTGGCGTTGGCCAGGCTCACGGTGCCGGCCAGGTAGTCGATGGTGCCGGCCCAAGGCGAGGTGACCGCCGATATGAGCTGCCCGCTGCCGTCATCCGTCAACTCGATGTTGCCTGCCAGCACCTTCACGGAAGCGAGTGCCAGCGGCCCACCCAAGAAGCGCACGACTGGCACGCCGGCGCTGAATGCGCTGGAGTACGCCATTGCCAGCGACCCGGCTGGCCCCGACTGGACGTAGCTGATGGTGCCGAGCCCCGCGAGCACGTCGCTTACCGCGGTCTCTGCGGTCGAGGTCGGGACAATGTTGACGTATGGCGTGTCAACCTGGACGGACAGATCGCCCGGCTTTGCGTCTTCGGTCAAACGCTTGACGCTGTGGTAGCTCGTGGCGTCAACAATATTGGTCCCGTAGATGCGCGTGGGGGGCTTGGCACCGGTGTAGCGCAGCACCTCCTGCCCAAAGAAATTGAACAGCAGCGCGTTGACCGTTTCAATCACGATCACGTCTCGCTCGAATGCCCCACCATCGTCATAGAACGTGCCCGACGTACGCGAGAGAATTCCCTTCACCCTCACAAATTGCTCAGTAGGCGTGAACCCGACTGCGGTAGTGGCGAGGCAGAGGTTGTCATTGATGTCCGGACTTGGCGCATCCTTCATGCAGTAGAACTGCAGTGTCATCTGCCCGATGAAATGGTTCCCGAGCAGGATGTAGCGCGATTCCGCACCCCGGATGATGTAGCCCTCGACACGGTTGCGCGCGTCCGCGCGAACGTCGCTGTAGCTTCCTGTGGCGAACATACTCACCGTCACGCGAGGATCGGAGGGAGGGTCCACAAGGACACCAATCGCATCCTTCAGCACGTCCGTGTTCGGAGTGTCCACGTGGACGAACATCTTGCGAAGGGTGGCTCGACCTGTCGTGCGCTCCTCGTCGCCGATATCAGGGAACAGGTTGTTCATCTCACCGTCGACGATCTCGGCCTGGACCATGCGGCCGCCACCGTCAGGGTTGTCGGTGAGGCGCTGGGACTGGCGCATCTTAATGTCAGTTGCGGAAATGGGCATGGGTTACACCGTCATGAGTCGAAGGGTGATTGAGTAGTAGTCGCCGTCCAACGCGGGGACGGCGAACCGGATAGGTTCGGCCTCGATGCCAGGTCCGTCGGTGCGGCGCCAGGCCACCGAAAGCTGGCGGTCTCCGCCGTTGTGTGCGGGCAGCACCAGCGTCAGGGGCGTGGTGCGTGGCTGCTCTTCGCTGGCCTGCAGGGCGCGCAGAACGTCGAGCGTCACCGCCCCCACCCACGCTGCTCCATCACGCTGGGTCTGCAGCGTGATCGGGCGGCCGGCCTGCAGTGAAGATTCCTGGACGATCTTGGCTCCGGTAAGACTGGTCTTCACGGCTTGGCCAACCCGCCACGCAGTGAACTCGTCGATCCACTGCAGGTCTGCGGGAAGCTCGATCCCGGCTAAAACGATGCGGCTCATGCTGACCTCCCCGAACGCACTGATACGCTCCTGCTGCGCGCAATCTTCTGCAGCACCAGCGGCGCCACCAGGTCCGACAGCCGCTCAGCTTGCTCGCGCTCGGCAGCTGACGCGCTGGCCGCAACGCTGCGGCTGGGGCCAGTCCACTCGATGCGGAGCACCTCCGGTGTGCCAGCGCCGTTGCCGCCCACGCGTTTGGCGTCGGCGGCGGCCTGCGCTTCAGCGGCCTCTTTAGTTGCCCGGAGGCGATCATCAAGGGCTTGCTTGGCCGCGCGGTCGCGTTCCGCAAGCTTCGTTTCGATCTGGTTCTCGATCTGCACCAGTTCCTCCAGCTCGCTGGCACCGACCAAGTTGAAGCGGGCGGCTAGCTCTTTCCGCTTCCCCGTCAGGTCGTCCATACCTTTCAGTATTTGGGCCTGCTCTTCCTTGTAGGCCTTGAGATCCTCACGCTGGTCGTAAAGACCGTTCCAGATATTTGCGAACTGCTGCAGGCCATTCGGGCCTCCGATCTGGCTTAGCAGTTCCGACGTCTTGGCCGAGATCTGCCCCATGTTTAGCGAGAATCCCTGAGCAGCAACCGAGGCGCCACCCAACTGTTGACCGGCATCCTTCGCGCTCTTTGCTACCTGGCCGACGCCAGCCGCGGCCGCCTTGGAGCTAGTTTCAACATCCTGCAGAGCGGCAGAGCCCTTGTCGGCGCCCGACTGAATCTGCTGCATTGACCCCCTACTGTTCTTGCCGAGATCCTTGATGGACTCGTTCGTTCGATAGACCACGCCCTGCACGTCCAGCTGTGCCTTCACCTGTGCCTTTTTCCACTCATCGCTATCCGCCACTGCAGCCAAGGCAGCATCCGAGTACGCCCGAAAGGCCCTGCGGACATCGTCAATGCTCGCTTTCCCTTGCGCGGCACCCTGGCGGATGGCCTCGAACGCGTTCTTTGCGGTGTCACGCGTGGCATTCAGAGACGCCTGAGACTGGATACCAAGCTTGGTGAACTCATCGTTCAGAGGATTCAGCGCGTTGGTGATGTCTCGGATCCGCGCGTTGAGCGCTGATGCAGCTCGCTCCGCCTGATCGAACCCCACCTTTCCTTGCTTACCGGCGCCCTCAAGAATGGCGCCGAGAGCCCTTGCCTCGTCCAGGGTTGCGACCCGCCCCAATGCTGCTTTAAAGGCAGTCTCGATCTGGGCACTGGTTGCCAGTGCGTTCTCAGTGATGGCGCCAAATGCGGCCGTCGCGTCTCTTCCGGCAGCCGTGAACTGGACCCCCATCTGCTCAGCAGTCACACCCAGCTTCGATAGACCGACCTGCAGCGTCTGCTCCAGGACGGTCGTCGTATTCAGGGCGGCATCCGGCAATGCCTCAAAAGCAGCGACCGATGCAGCCTGGAACGCAGCCAGTTCCTGACCAGAGAGCTGCTGGAGCGTTGCCATCAGACCGTCGCGCACATTGCGGTCAGCTGCTGCACCCTGCTCTGCAATAGAGGCAAGCGCGAGTCCAACATTGCCGAGGCTATTACTGTCTGCAAAATTCAGACCATTGAACAGCTCACGGATGGAGGAGCCAGCGAGCTTGGAGTCACGGTCAATCCCCTGGAGCTTATCGATGATCAGCTGCGCCTCGGAGCTGATTCCAGCCCGCATTGCCTGGGCTGCAATGCGCGAAGCGTCCGATAGAGCCAGGTATCCTGCGCGTACCGATGACAGCCTTGAAGTTACCTCGTCAAGCTGCTGCAGCTGGTCCTCGGTTGCGAGCCCCATCTCCTTCTGCCGGAGCAGATAGCCCACTTGAGCCCCAAGGTAATCACGGAGCCCATTAAGCCTGGACTTGTACGATTCACGCTCAATGTCGTTGAGGCGAGCGAGCTGCTCAGCCGTTTGAACGGCGGTATCGCGGTATGCGACCAAGGATACCGCCAGTTCGCGCCGGGCGATTGCCTCACGATACATCTGATCCTGAAGTCGCCGACTGAACTCCCCCGCCTCTTTGCTGGCTGCACTGTTCTTGCCGAGCTCCTCGCCCAGCGCCTCACCCATCGACTGAAGCCCCTTGGCAGCGAGCTCCAAGCCAAGCAGGGCAATGGTGATGGGTACTACGCGCGGAATCGATTTGAGGATATTCCCAAGCGTCATCGCGCTACGGCCGGCCACATCGGTGGCCGCGGCATTGGCAAGTTGCGCCCGCGTCGAGGCAATCAGAGCGATCCGCCAGGTGTTGAGCTGAACGATTGCCTTGATGATGGTGAAGGCCGCATAGGCTCTCGCCATCGTGATAATGGCACCGGAATGATCCATCACGAATTGCGTAGCGCCCTTGGCTGCATTGGCCAAGGTGACGATCCCATCGGCGGTCTGCTTGGCCCAACGGGTGAGGGTGCCGTCCTTCGCCAGTCGGTCGACGGTGGCAAGCATGTCGGTGAGCTGGGCCTTGAAGTAGGTCAGCACACCCTGATCGGCGACTTCCTGCTTCCAGTCCTTGAACCGTTCGGTGGCGTCCTTCCACAGCCCGGCAATGGTGCCAACCTTGGCCGCCGCGGCTGCACCGCCGTAGGACTCATTGAGCACGTCCAGGATGATGGCCTGCGCTTCTGCGACCCGGCCAGTGGCCTCCAGCTGCTTGATGAGCTGCTTCTGGCTGTCCTCCAGGGTAAAGCCCTGTTTGCTCAGCGACTCCATCGCCTTGGACGGGGTCTGCAACGCCTTCCCCACCACCTCGGCAGACTGCTCCAGGCTCATCCCGAGCCGCTGCGCCTGGTCAATGGTGATCTGCATCGCAGCGGGGAACTGCTGGCCCACGATGTTCGTATAGGAGAGCAGCCGCACTTGGGCGGCAGAGATCTGCCCATCATCAAACAAGCCGCCCTGCAGCTCCTTGCGCATCGCTGCAAGCTGGTCGGCCGTGAACTCGCCCTGTCGGCCGGTCGCGGCCAAAGCAGCTTCAAGCTGGGCCAGCTCTTGCTCTGCATCGCTGCCCTCAACAACAATGCTCTTGATGCTTTCAACGACTTTGCCAAAGCCGATGAAGCCCAGCGCAGTCGCCGCGATGCCCTTCAGCTTGCCCATGATCGAGCTGGTAACTGCGGCCGCATCCCCAAGCTCGGTCGTTTCCTGAGCCGCCTGGCCGGCACGCTCGCGGTACGCCTTCAGGGACTCGGCTGCGGCGGTGCTCGCCTTGGCCTGGGACCGGAAGCCAGCATCGCTTTCCTCTATCTGCTGGTTCCTGCGACGCGCTTCTGCAGCCGCTTCGGCCGACTCCTTGGCCTGCTTCGTAAACGCGTCGGCGGTCCGCAGCGCCTCATCACGAAGGCGCTGCTGGCCTTGCACCAGCTGCGAGGTGTTGACGCCCAGGTCGCCCAGCTCCTGGTCAGCCTTTACCACAGCCTCCCACTGCTTGGTCAGGGACGACTGCAGCTTGTCACCCTCAGCGCGTAGCGATCGCTGCGCAGCCACCAGCTCCTTCGCTGGTGCCGGCGATTCGCCGATGCGAAGGCTCAGCGCAAGGGCTGCCTTCTGGTTGTCGTTGAAGCGCGTCTCAAGCTCGCCGAGAGTGGCTAGCATGCCCTCGAAAGCGTCCGCCTTCTCGGCTGTCGCATTCAGATCGGCGAGCTTGTCCACCAGCTTGGCCGTATCCGCTACCGCCGCGTCAGAAGCCGTCCCCATTTCCAAGAGGGCACGGCGTAGCTCATCCACGCCTTCAGTGCCACTGGTCTCAAGGACCAGCCGCAGCGCTTCCTCGAATGCCGCATTGTTCGCCATCAGCGCTTCCTCTTTCGTGCCAGTTGCAGCTGCCTGATCAGCTCGCTGCCGCGGTATTCGTTCATCTGTCGGGCCAAGCGTGCGGCAATGGCATCGCCCTCACCCATCACCATCTGGAAGGCACTTGGGCCAGTCAGGGTCCGCAGCTTGTTGCGTGGATCGCGTCCGGATGGCGCCGTGCTGTCGCGGGAGAACTGCCGAACCAGCATCCGCCGCTGGCCGTTGACCGTCGCAATGAAGGCCGAGCTGTACGTTTTGCGCGATCCCAGCTGGATCTGCGCGGTAGCGCCGGCGGTCTTCCTTCCACCCCACCGCCCGCCAAACCCAATCAGCGGCAGCTTCCCGGTGGACGCATGCAGAGAGAGGAACTCCCCATCCTTGTCGGCGCCGGAGCGAATCTGGAAGCGCCCGACGAGGTCGCCTGCGCGGACCGTGTAGACCTCACGAACTGCCTTTTTTGCGGCCGGCTCGAAGCGACGGCGCACGGAGACGATGGCCCGGGTGTCGGCCTGCGCGATCGCCCTGGTGCTCACACCCTCCACCTGGGCGGCTAGGCGTGCCAAGGCGGCAGAGTTCAGGCGCGCGGCGGGTGAGAACTTCGCCATCGGTCAGGCCTCGCACCCGGCATCACTAACCGGCGCCCTTTCGGGCGCCGGATACCTGGTGCTATGGGCAGCTCCCAGCCGCATCAGCCGGCCTGCTGCTCGTACACCTTGAAGGTGTACAGGGCGCTCTCTTCCGAGCGGAACACCACCGGCCCGGTCAGGGTCAGCTGGATCGGCTCGTCGCTGAACCAGTCAACGTCGCCATCCACGGTCAGGTCCACCTGCGGAATGCGAAGCAGACCCTCGTCGCCGCCGATCCGATCCTGCACGTCGCCCAGGATCATGAACGACTTGTTGGGGACGGCACCGCCGTTGATGGCCGTTTCCAGATAGCCGTCATAGCTGTAGCTCAGCGTCAACACGTCGCCATGCTCAATGTCACCGCCCACCTTCGGGATCAACAGCCCCTGACGGTTGTCGATGGTGTAGTCCGTATCCTTCACCAGCGTGGTGCTTCCCTTCTTCACCACCGGTGCCGGGGTCGCCAGCACAAAGCGGTGGCCAAGGTCCACCGGCGCATCCTTGCTCGGAACGGTCAGGGGCTGATCGACCACCGCGCCCTCAGCCACCGTGGTCGTGACCGCGCTGCCGTAGAGCATGCGAGCCAGGAAGCCGACCGGCACTTCCAGCGCGCCCACCGTCACGTTCGTGGTGCCCGGGTTGGCATCGCGGTGGATGATCTGGCCGTAGCGATCATCGCGACGCTTGCTCTTCACTTCGGTCGTGTCGCCGGCTTCATAACCGAACGTCAGCGAGCTCTGCTCGAGCGGCTTGTTGCCGAACTTGTCGTCGGCATCGGGGATCAACGGGATGCGATCGGCACCGGTGCCGATCTCAAAGAACCGCAGATCGCCTGCGAACTTGCGGACCTTGGGCTGTTGGGCCATGGGGATTCTCCTGGGGAATGGACGCGGGCTAGAAAAGTTCGGTCAGACCGGCCCGCGCGGTGATCTGAGCGACGACACTGCTGTGGCCCACGCCGTCACTGACGGTGGCCAGATTTGCTTCCGACACGTCGAAGGTCGTTACGCCCTTGGGAAGGTCGCGGCTATCGAACATGAGGGCCTTGCGCAGATCTGCCCGGGCTAGGTGCACCAGGCGGCGAGGATTACTCTCATCACCACCGCGCGGCACACTGAACTCGATCACGATCCCAACGTCGGAGGATGCTTGCGCCCGCCCTGCACTGGTGGCGCTGATGCGGTCAACCTCGATTACCGTGGTCGCCCCCTGGTGATCGGGCGGCACATCCGCATCGTCAATCACCACGACGCCCAGACCGATGTCCGTGCGATATCCGGCCGCCTTTGTGATCAACCGGACTCGCCCGGCGAGAAACTCGACTAGCTGCCAGCTCACCGGGTCTGCAATCTCAGGCTCTGACATGGCGCACCTTCCAACGACTCATCGAGCCATCGTTAGAGATCTGGGTGGCGTTCTCGTAGAGATCCCCGTCGACCAGCAGCTTGCCCTTGTGGGCCGGCTCCAGCCCGGCCAGCGCCAAACTGCCGAGTACGTAGTCGATCTCGACGCTGTGGGCCTTGAACTGGCGCAGGTCGCCGATCGTCTCCACGTCGCGGGTTACGTACACCTGGCACGGGACTGGCACCGCGCCCGGCACCGCGGTGTACAAGCCGCTGTCGGCCATGCCAGCTGCGGCGAAGGCAGCATGCAGGCTGGCGTCTAGCTCGGTCAGGAACGCACGCTGGCTCATTCGCTGCGGTCCTCGCGACGGGCACTCACACGGCAGGCCAAGGCAACGCACAGCGCCACGATGGCCACCAGCAGGAACTCGCTCACGGCTTCACCTCGGTGCCCTGGATGGCCCGCACCTGCTCCGCTCTACCGTTGAGGCGCTCGATGACCGCCCGGCGTTGTGCGGCCACGTCAAAGCACTGAGCGATCGGGCCTTCGGGAACGGCCTCGGAGCGGGTGAGCGCAGCCGGGATGGCGACGTACACACGCCGCTCGACCACCACAGCCTCAGGTGCCACTGCGCACTGCATGGGCTCGGCGTCGGGTTTGGTCGGGGCACAGGCCACAACAGCCCCCGCCATGAGCGTTGCGATCAGTAGCCGGAGAATGCTGGGCATGATGCCTCCACCTCAGTCAGGGCCAGCGCACAGCGCGCCTCGCGCGCTTGGCCGGCGTAGCGATTCATGAACTGCTTCAAGGTCTTGTTGGCATCGGCCTCACGCGCCTGGGCGGCAGCTACCGCGCCGTCGCTCTGCCGCTTGAGCGTCACAACCTGCGTCTGCGCTGCAAGCAGCTCCGCCTGGAGCACGGCAACGGTTCGGCCGTATCCGGCATTGGCCGAGGTAAGCTCGGCAACACGCGTGGTCGCGCCGCTCTTCTGAGCCGTGCAGGCTGCTGCAGCGCCTTCGTAGGTCGCAGCGTCGGCTCGGGCGTTCGCCCGGACGACGACCAGGCACACAGCGAGAGCGATCACGACAAGGGAGAGAATGCCGATGGCCCAGAGCAGCGGCTTTGTGGTCAACAAGGCGGGCAGCTTCATCGCGCCCGCTCCGCCAAACCGGCCTCATCCTCGCGCCGGCCACAGAGGCCAGCTTCCAGGTTGGTCCCGCGCCAGAGGCGGCACATCTGCCGGATCTCCCCGGCGATGCAGCGGAGGTCGGAACCCGGCAGGCACACATCACGGATAGCGCGCATCTCGGCACGCGCCGGTCCAGTCATCGACGCACCACGGTTGTAGACCAGCGAGACAAGCGCGCCCTGGGCGTCAGCAGGGAGCGCGTCGAACCCGCCTACACCGAACGCGCGGCGCGCACTGGCGTAATACCTCGGCAGCGATGCAGCAGCGAACACGTCGCTGGCAAGGCCGAAGGGAACGCGCACGTCACCAAGCCGCCGCGCCACAAGCTGAGCGGGCTGACCGGTGATGCCCGCCGTCCCTTGGAGTCGCTCGACGGACGGCATAGCCGTCCAATCCAGCCAGATCTGCTGACGGGTCTGGTGGCCACCGTCATAGCCGATACCCCAGGTGACCCCCGAGGCGCCACCGGGCCAGATCGGGGACTGGTAACGCCGCGTGTACAGAGATTGGCTGCCAACCTCCCAGCGCACGATCAAGGCTACCGCAGCCGGCGAGAGTGCGGGCCAGGCGTCGGTGCCGCCTGCCGGGGGCACGACCTTCTGCACGGCTTCCTGAAACGCCACGACCACAGGCACCACCACCGCAGTGGTGGACGCCTGCACGGCGCGGACGACCGGTGCAGCGACCTCAGCCGCATCGGTGCGCGCTTCAGCGACGGTACCGGTCGCGCCGGAAAGTTCTCCGACCGGCGCAGCCTCTGCAGCCCCCAAGCTGCACGCCGCCAGCGCCCACACAAGCAGCACCGATACCCCGTGGCGCGCGCTCATCGTGCGATCCAGAAGAACGCGACGAACAGGCCGATCAGGAGAAGCCACTCCATACGGTCCAGCAGCAGAAGGCGCCAAGCCGCGGCATCACCCCGACGCGCTGCATCGTGAAGCCGCTGTTCTTCGGAGTCGCTGAGGTCATACAGATACGTGCGCTTGAACAGCCACGCACCGGCACAAGCAGTTGCCAGGTAGGCGGCAAAGATCGGCAGCTGCACCAGCTGCGCAAGCACGTCCGCGCCAATGGAGCGATCAAGCGCCCCCAACAGAATCCACCCCAGCAATGCCAGGGTGACCAGCACCGGCAGCCAGACGATGAACTCCTGCCAGCGGCTGAAGAAGGAGAGGATGTATTTCATGGTGTCTTCTGCGCCTGTTCGACGGTGTTGAGACGACGCTCCAACTCGGCGATTCGCCAGATCACGCCGTTGTCCAGCTTGGCGTTGACCACCTGCACGTCGCTGGTTACCTGCTGGAGCCCTTTGCCCTGCTCTGCCTGGATGCTGCGAATGTCGTTGAGCATCCAACTCACCACGCTCCCTGCGATCGTCAGCACGAACGGCAGCGCGTAGATGGCGACTTTGAGCGCGACCGACGCAAACTTTCCGTTCATGGCCCGATCCAGCTGGGCGTTTGCATCAGTAGTGCTCATCGATCCCCCTGTGTAGATAGAAGCTCCACCACCGCACACGCCACCCGGGCGCCTGTATGCGGTGGTGGGCTGACTGTTACGCCGCCTTGACGGCGCCGACGCCCGGCAGGAGCTTGGCGACGACGGTGGTTTCACCGGCTGCGGAAGCAGCGATGGCGATGGCGCAGTTCTCCAGGTCCCCTGCGTCGGCGCCGGTGACGATGAACTGGCCGCCCTGCACGTCCCAGTGCAGCTTTGCGCCACCAGCCACAACGGCACTGGCAAGCTTGGGGAAGGTAAAAGCGCGCTCGATCTGCACAGCGACCAAGTCACCGAGCTTGGCATCGGTCACCGGCACGGCCAGCGCCGATCCATAGACGAAGGGGATGCCGGACTTCACGTCCGCCGGGGCGGGGATGGTGATCGTGTCACCGCTGCTGTGTGCGTTTTTCATGGCTGTGCTCCGTGATCAATGGAAGGCACGGACCGAAGTCCGGGCCTTGTGTCTTACTGGCCGGCGTTCTTGTAAAGGCCGCGCGGGTCGATGGCCTTCGCGCCGAAGATGTGGCGGCACTTGACCTGTACGCCGTCCACTTCGAAGCCGTTCTTGGTCTCGGTGAACACGCCCTCGTGACCTTCCAGGTAGGCGTACTCAATGGTGTCGATCACGCCCGGCTCCGCCGCGCCGTACCACGCGATCTCGCTGCCGTCGTGCAAGCGCGGCTCCACGATGGGGGTCAGCGTGACGCCGGTGACATTCAGGTCAGCGCCCTTGCCGGCGATGATCGAGGCGTTGGTGACCTTGAGGGCAACCTCTTCCAGCCCCGGCGGCACGATCAGGAACTTCGGGCGAACGGTGATGTAACGACCATCCAGACCCTTCTGCAGGGTCATCTTCTTGCGCATGTCCGACAGCGGGTTGGGCTTCTCCGGATCGAGCGCATCCGCCAGCGCAGCGGGCGTTCCCAGGTTGCCGTGGTCGGCATGGAACAGTGCCTTGCCATCAGCCATCTTCGGATTGCCGGTCAGGATCGCGTAGACCAGATCCGATTCCAGGTCCGCGGCGCTGGCACCGAAGGCGAACGGAATGCGGCTCAGCGCATCCAGGTCGTCGTTGACAACGGTCTCCCAGGTCAAGGCGACGATGCGGCCGAACTTCTGGACCGCGTACTTCTCGGCACCTTCGCCGATGGTGCCCTGCTCGTATTCGCCACCCTCCACCACACGCTTGAGCGACGGTGCGCCGCCCAGCTGGACGCGGGTGATTTCCTTGAAGTCCGGCAGGGTGGCCTGGCGGCTGAACGGGAGGAACGTGCGCTGGGTGCCTTCGTAGCCGGCGCGCAGACTACGGCTCACGACATTGCCGAGAATCGCCGGGAAATCGCTGGTGGACTGCAGCGCCTTGACCGCAATCTCCTGCTTGGACATTCCCTTCGGGTTCTGGCCGGCGCGGGCGAGTGCATCGCGCGCCATGTCCTGCAGGTCCATACCACGGAAGTTGGCGGCCGGGCCTTCCAGCTTGTGCGCTGCCGGATTGGAACGGTGCATCAGCGCGGCGATGGCGCCGTCGCGATAGTTCTTCGTTTCGTCCTGGGTGAGCTGACCCGACGGAGCTCCGGCGGGCGCACCGGTCGCGGACGGCGTGGCGGTGCCGAGGAAGGCAAGCAGCTTGGTGCCGATCGCCTCGACGGTCAGGTCGGTATCGTCTTCGCAGTCGCGGAGCAGGGTCGCCAGGGCGGTCTGATTCAGATCGCCGCGGGCTTGGAACGGGGCGAACTGCGCGCGGATGGCCTCGCGGCGAGCCGCCAGTGCCTGCTTCTGTTCGGGGGTGAGCATGGTGTTGTCTCCGGAGGGATTACCGGCATCCGCCGGCGGGGTGTTCGCGGCCGGTTCGGCCGGCGGATTCTGGGGATCGATGGACGCTTGGGTGGAGCTGGCTGCCGGCGTAATGACCGATGCGCGCGGCGCGCGGAGGGCAGCGGCGAAGGTCAGACTGCTGTAGCGGGCGGAGGCTCCACGTGCCGTCACGCGTTGGGCCAGCGCAGCAGCAAAGGCGCGCGCCTGCTCATCCGGGTCCGCTTCTTCAACAGCGTCGGAATCGACAGCGTCGGCGAAGCCGGCAGCCACCGCTTCCTCCCCGGTGTAGTAGTGGTCCTCGCCGTCCTGCAGCAGGCCGAGGATCTCCTCCTTCGACTTGCCAGACTTCTTCACATACGCGTCCGCCATGGATGCGCTGAAGGTGTCCAGCACGTCGGCGTACTGGCGCAGCTCCTTGGCGTTGCCGTAGACACCGCCCCAGGGTGCATGGATCATCAGGATCGAGGTGGACGGCATGCTCACGGTGTCGCCGGCCATCGCAATGAGCGAAGCGCTGGACATGGCAACACCGTCAACGGTGACCGCCTTTGCCGCCTTGTGCCGCTTCAGAGCGTTGTAGATCGCCAGGCCATCGGCCACGCTGCCGCCGTAGCTGTTGATGCGCACGTTGATCGTCGCGACCGTGCCGTCCAGGTCGTTGAGCTGCTGGGCCACCGACTGCGCGGTAACCGATTCGGTCCACCAGCTTTCACCGATATCCCCGTAGATCAGCAACTCGTAAACGCCACCGGATTCTGCGACAGGCTGAAGCCGCATCAACGGCTCGATCTTGGGGCGCTCCGGCATGTCGCGCGGCCCGGCCTGCGGGAGGGTGGAGGACAATGCCAGGGATGCGGCGATGGCGCTGGTAAGCAGCGTGGTTTTCATCAGGGGGTGTCTCCGGTGCTGATCGGACGAGAGCGCGATGCGCGCTGCCGCTGGTTGCCGTTCTCATCGCGGCGGCCGGTATCGTCGGCGTCCGGATAGGTCGCCTCGCCCGTTCGGGCCTGCGTGACGCCCGCGCCGCTCGTATAGCGGGCGTCGCTGTCGAACACCAAGCCCAGCTCTTCGGCCAGCTTCCGTTCGCGCGAGATCTCTTCGAAGGTGTCCTGCACGCGACCGCCACGCTCGGCGATGCCTTGGGTAACCGACTGCCAGCCACCGCGAGCTAGCTTCATCAGCCCGTCGGCCTCACGGCCCGGGTCGATCCACGGCATCTTCGGCCCACGGAAGTTCGCTTGGGCAACGGTTTCGGGACGGATGTGGGCCGGCACCTTCAACTGGCCGGAGGCAATCGCCATCTGGACAAACCGCTCCCAGATCGGCTGAACGAAACGGGAGACAAACTGCCCCGTCATCATCCGGTAGCCGTCGAAGGCCTCGACAAGCTCCTGCCGCTGCGCGCTGTAGGTGCCGTCGTAGTCGCCAGACATGCTGGAGTAGCTGAGCTGGATCGCCCGCGATACCGCACGCATCATCGCCATCCGGAACCGCTCCAAGGCGGTGTTCGGACGGTTCGGGTTGATCATCTCGATCGATTCGCCAGGCAGGGTCTCAGTGAAAATGGCGCCGGCTTCCAGCAGGAAGTCTCGCTCTTCGGGCCGTTGCGGCTGACCGTCAGCGGTCTGCAAAGGGGCGAAGTCGGCCATATCCTTGTCGCGCTTGATGTACGCAGCAATGCGGGCCGCGATCCGGGCGGCAACGCGCTCGGATTCCTCGTAGTCCTTGATGTCGATCAAGCGGTCGATGGCACTGACGAACAGGCTGATGCCGCGCAGGCCAGAAAGACGCTTGCGAACCGCAAGATGCAGAAAGCGCTGCGCCGGCACAGACTTCAGCGCCTCGATGCTGCTCCAGCCCCCATTGCCCGGGTGGTTCTTGTAGACCATGTACGCAATGGGCTGGCCCCATTCATTGCGCTGGATGCCGGCGCTGATGCGCTTGTCGGCGTCCTCATATTCCAGCGGCACCACGTCGGCTTCCAGTAGCTCGATGGACAGCGGCACAGCCGTGGCATGGGTGATGTACTTGGCGGTCCCCTCGACCAACTGGGTGAACTGCTCGCCATCGCGCAGCCAGCTGCGGCACGCCAGCTCCTGGCACTGAACCCAGCTCATGGTCCTGGTCACGTCCGGAGAAACACACCACTGGCGCCACAGGTTCAGTAGCTGGCGCGAGAAGTCGTCATCGATGTTGTCGTAGTTGTCGCCTGACCTGCCGTCGCGCGGTGTTGGCTCAATGCTGATACCCGACGGACCAACGATGTTGCGAACCAGCGTGCTGAGCGCACCATCGACCAAGTCGTAGTTCCGCTCCAGATCACGAACCGTCGCGCGTACCGTGGCAGCATCGCGAACCACCATCCGCTCGCTGGTGCTGTTGTCGCGGCTCTTCTTGCGACGCTTGGTCGACCGGCCACCTTCATAGGCAGCCATGACCTGGCGCGCGAACATGCGACGGGCGGCATACCGCGGGGCGAAGACCGCAATGCCACGCTCAAGTGCGTTTGGCTTAGCCATTGAACACTGCCGTCCGGTAGCGCAGGCTTCCGCCGCTGCCGCCGCGCCCGCGCTCAACCGCGAGCTTGGCCTCCAGCTCCCGGATCGCTCGTCGGATCTCAGCGAGCTCAGCCTCCTGCCTCTGGCGTTGATCGAAACGCACACTGAAGCCCGCAGTAAGGATGCGGGCTTCAGCTGCCAGGTAGGCGTCCAGTCGTTGCTGTGTGTTCGACATGGATACGTAAGGTATACATGTCGGTGTACGCGATCATGGTAAATCGCGTACTTTCTTCAAGCGCCACGAATCCGCTTCACGGCACGACCCGGGTGGTACTTGTAGGCAGCCGTTCGGCTCACCCCGTGCTTCCGTGTGATCTCGCCAATCGTCAGACCGGCATGCCAGTCCGCGCAGATCGCCGCGCCATTCACGTCCGGACGGGACCGATAGCTCACCCGTTTCCCAGCGAACACGTCCAACTGCACGGTCACCAACATGTCGGCGATCTGGAGAGCAGCATGGGCGGGTATGCCAGGCTCAGCCGCACGAATAGAGGCTACGTAGGAATCCCGCAGTTGATCGAGCAACTCATCGGCTTTGATGTCTTCTGCCATCGCGACCTCAGTTCGACTCGGCCCAGCCGCCACGACGGCGCGCAGGCTTGGATGTTCCACGGGAATCCGCAACGACCGGCTTAGCAAGCGCGCCCGATGTTTCACGGGAATCAGAAGGTGCTACGGTCGCGGCCAGGCGAGTCTCGAGTGCATCCCAATCCGCCTTGGTATACCGGTGCAGACGCACCTCCGAGTGGTGTGCCGCGGCATAGGCATACACCCATGTGTCCAGCGGTTCGTTTCTCACGACGCGCTTCTCAAACCGGTTCTTGACTGGGTTGTAGACCTCCGACACCAGGCCTGGGTAGAACTCGGCCGGAAGCTCTTCGCTGAACCGGACAAGCCTCGCATCGGCTTGACGCTCGGCGTCCGCTGCCAGCCGGCTGTACAAGTAGTGCTTCGCCGCGACGGTGCCGACGTGGTTGATGATGATGCCGCGCTTGTCCGTCTTATCGTTCCAGGTCACGTCCGCCAGCTTGCCTTTCGACAGGATCGGCGCGTTGTTGGGGACAGCACCGAAGATGCACATAACGCGAGTAACTTTGCGCTGCCGCACATAGTTCTTGACGGCCTCAGTGCGATGACCACCGGCATCAATGGCGGTGGCAACCGACCGCAGCATGACCCCGTCCTCTCGCTCGATCGGCCGATTGAGCAGGTCGGTAAGTGCAAGCCATACCGCCTCTTCCGCAGGGTCTCCCTGCAGCTCAACGTAATCCAGTGTCCAAGCCGTCATTCCCCTGCCCCAGCCGATCATATGGACGGCGAGACGGTCGTCTTGGGTATCCACGCCGACAGTGATTGCAAGAACCCCGCGCGGCGCATGCCGCAGCCTGTACGGTTCGGCCCGGTCGGAGATTACGTTGTGCTTGACCGACCGCATCTTGGGGTCTTCCCAAGTCTCGGCCAGTCGGTCGTTGATGAAGGTCTTCAGCGCAGCCGGATCGTTCTGCGCGTCGAGCCACTCCCGCACCAGATCTACCCAGCGCGGCCCCAGCCCGAACTGATAGTAAAGACAGTTGATGTGGTAGCCGCGGATGGGCGAGTCAGGGTTTGCGGCCACCCACCGGCCAGCGGCGATCATGTCCGACTTGTGATGCTCTTCGATGCAGGCACCGCAGTCGCTGCACGCATACCACGCATGCTTGGCGTCCGGCGACCAGTGCAGTCCGCTCCACTGCAGGTGCTGGAAGTGACCGCAGTGCGGGCAAGGCACGTGGTATCGACGCTGGTCCGACTTCTCGTACAGCCTGTCGATTCGGCTGAGCCCCGCGATGCCCGGGGTACTGATGTAAAGGCGCTTGTACGTGGTCGGGAAGGACGACGTGCGGCCGTCCAGCATCTTGACCGGGTCGTCACCCGTCAGCAGCACCTGGGGCGCCTCGTCGATCTCATCCACCACCAGGTTCTTAACGGTCGTGGACTTCAGCCGCTGGGGGCTACCCATGTGCTCCACGTACAGCTGCCCGCCGGCGAAGTCCTTGAAGGTGCGCTGGTTCGAGCTGTCCCGGCTGGCGGTGCTGCTCAGTGCTTTGCGCACCGCCTGGCACACCTCGATCATCGGGTTGAGCTTCTGGTTCACCCACTTGTTCATGGATGCCTCACCCGGCAGCGCGTACATGATCGGCGCAGGGGCGTAGTCCATCCAGTACGCAATCGAGTTGGTGGCCACCTGGCTCTTGCCGAACTGGATGGGGAACTTGCAGGCTTGATCGTGAACCGGGCTCCGCGCGGACATGTTGTCCATCGGCTCGCGCAGCGGCGGGTTGCGGTCGGTCACCCACCGCCCTGGCTTGCTGCTTCCCTTGCTGGACAGGCGCATGTGCTCATCGCACCACTGGGAGACGGTCATCGGGCGTCGCGGCTGAAGCGACCGCGCCAGGACCGTGGTCAAGCGCTGGGCAACGGATCCGCTCATTCGGCCACCACGACAGACGCTGCCCTGAAGCCACGGCTCATTTCTTCCAGAGCGTGACTCACCTCGTTCCAGACCAGTTCGCGGCATCGCGCTTCGTCAACGGTGGCCGCCAGCTGTGGGGCAAGCGTGTCCGCCATGCGCTCCAGTTCGACGCGGATCGCGGTGGCCGCCTCGGCCAGGACGTGTTCAACCTGGCCCGCATCGAGCAGCTTGCCCATGCTGACCTCGTAGTCCCGCGCCGCGGCCTTGGCATCGATCTCGGCCTTGTCCGCCAGCGCCTTGGCTTTGCGCTTCGAATCTGGCGTTGCCGGCGCAGCGCCGCCTTGGTCGCCATCCTCGTCACCCTCGGCGTCATCCCCTCCCTCCCCTTGCCCGCCGCCAGCCAGCCCGGCGCCTCGTGCCTGGGCGTGCCGGACAGCGACTGCGGTATAGCTGGGGTCCTTGGTCTGGCTGTACAGCGCCAAGGAGGCGTCGCGCAGATAGCCCTTGCCTTCGCTCACAGGCACCAGGCGGCCCTTCTTGTTGAGTTCCACGATGTAGGACGGCCGGCATCCGATCAATGCCGCCAGCTCCTTGCCAGAGACCTTCACATCCCCCTCAGAAGCCATGCAACACCCCTTCTTTCTTTTCTTTCAAACAAGCAGTGACAGAAGAAAGCGCGCGCGCGAGCACTAGTGCGGGACGTGCGGCAGGACGTGCGGCAGTAGAAATGCGCCAAAACGCTGCGCCACAAGCGCTGTGCGGGATGTGCGGGATGTGCGGGACCCTATACGCGCGCAGGAGCGCAAAGGTGCGAGTGCCTTGCAAGGCGTGCCGCACGCGCCCGCGCCCACGTAAAGGGGTAGAGCCGCACGTCCCGCACAAACCTGCTGCCAGTAGGGCAGTCGCCCGCACAACATCCCGCACACTGTCCCGCACGTCCCGCACAGGATTGGCCGAAGCACTCATGCGCGCCCCTTGTAGTCACTGAAGGAAGTCCGGAAGGCCTGCACTTCGTCGCCCAGGAACGCCTGCTCGCTGCGCCCGTCGGTTGCCTCGGTCGCCCCCAGCATCAGGAAGCCGTGCGGCCCGTGGGTCGTCTGCGCAACCACATAGCGCTTGCGCGCCCGGTCGGGATGGATGATCTGCCGCTTGCGCACGAGCGCATTGACGAACTTGGGGTTCGGCGCGGGCCGCACACCCTCCCTGCCGCACCAGACCTTGTAGAGCTCGTACCATTCCTTCGACAGCGCCGGGCGAGGTTTGACGCCCGGGATATCGTTGCCGTACAACTCATCCAGAAAGCGCTGCGGGCTGTCCTGGCTCAAGCCGATCAGCTCCCGTTTCGCGTCCGTCATAGGTGGATTGGTGCCATTGGAGAAGTCTCCCAAGTCCAGGCGCAGCAGATAGTCGTGCAGCGCGGCCGTGCCGCCGTTGCGGATCTCAGCCATCACTTCCAGGTAGAAGTCCTGCGTCAACTTCTCCGGCGTCCAGATGACCGCGTGCCGGCGGTCATCTTCTTCCAACACTACGGGCATCGCCTCGTTGGACAGGAACACCAGGTTGGCGTGGTTGTCCTCTTCGTAAGCCTGGATGTTCTTCGGATTGATGCGGATCCGGTCGCCGGTGATCAGTGCCTTGAGCTTGTTCTTGAGGTGGTAGACCTCGGTGCGCGCCACCACTTCGTCGGCCAGAAGGAACAGCTTGCGGCTGGCCCAGTCGTTGAATTTGTCTTCCAGTGCCGCCTGATCAAGCACACGCCCGTAGTCGCCGAACAGCTTCATGTACTCGTCGAAGAACATGTTCTTGCCGGTGCCCTGCGGGCCATGAATAACGATGGTGCTTTTCATCTTGGCACCAGGGTGCTGCAACGGGTACGCCAACCACCTGAGCACCCAGTCGTACAGCGCCTTCTGATTGGCCTCGTTACCGCACATGTGCCAAAGCAGATGCAGGAGCTTGTCGCAGTCGCCTGCCTTGGGTGTTGTAGGCCAGCCAGCGAACAGGTTGCAGGTAACCCCCTCCTTCAGGCCAGACGGGTCGAAGTCCACTTCGCGCACGCGCACAATCGATCGCGCCGGGTGTTCCATCCACGCGCGGTGCAGCTCGCGCCGGACGCACGCATGCCCCATGTCACCCAGCGCCATGAGCATGTGTTCCTTGTGATCGAACACCGTGCCACCCTGCCCGTACACCAGCGCGAAGCGCTCCAGAAGCTCATCGAGCGAGTCGATGGGCTTGAGCGGGGCCAGCCCCTCGCCCCCGGTGGTGGAGTTGGAAGGCGCGCGGGTTTCGCTACGGGGTCGCCACGAAAGCTCCGTGATGCGGGCCTCAACCTGGCTGCGTACAACATGCAGCCCTTCCAGCACGTGCAGGTCATTGAAGTCGCTGACCTTGCGCCCGTGTTCAATGAACCGCTCGCGGCGACCGGCCTCGTCGGCGAACGCAGGCAGCAGCACTGCACCACTGACATCGAGCGCCGCAGCTTCCGCGCCGAGCAACCCTGCGTTCGATGCCCCATGGGGCGTAGAGCAGGTTGGGCAAATCTCTGGGGCTTCTGCCAGCACCAGGCGCGACTTACAGCTGCGGCACTTCTGCAGCGCGTCGTCATCGCCGCAGACCAGGACCTTGGCCGCGCGGTAGCGCTTTGCCAAGATCGCAGTCACGGCCATCAAGTTCCCGGCGTCGAAGGCCACGGCCACCGGGTACCCGGTGGCCATGTGCAGTGTTGCCGCTGTTGCGTAGCCCTCAGCCACCAGCAGGACCCACTGCGGTGTGCCGCCGATCAGATGAAAGTGCCCCTTCTTGGCCAGGCCGGCAGGCCAGTACTCCTTGGCAGGCTTGCCGGCAGCCTGCGCCTGCTTTGCGCTACGCAGCACCTGCAGGCCATGCACCGAGCCGTTTACATCGAGCAGCGGCACCAAGGCGACGCCACTGCGGCCGTAACGAAGACCGAACGGCTGCACTGCCTTTTCAACCAGATAGTCCGCCTCGCCCTCAGGCAGCGCCCGGCTCCACGCAGCACTCGCACGCGCGGCAGCTCGTTTGTTCTGCTCCAGCCGTGCAGCCTCGGCGCGCTTACGGTCCTCGGCCAAGCGGCGCTTGAGCGCCTCGCGCTGCTCTTGGCTGAAAGAGCTGTCGCGCTTGCGCAGCTCAACCTTCTGCGCGCCGTTGTCGTTGCCGTGCCACACACCAAAGGTGCCAACGATCAGCAGATCACCGTTACCGGTGTTGAGCTCGTGTAAGACATACCAGCCGCGGCGCTCGCGCGACCCCTCCACTTTGCAGCGAACCATGCGGCCGCTGACGTCCAGGGTGTCGAGGATCAGACCAGCATCGTGCAACTGGCACAGCACGTCATCGTAATTGGCGGACATTCAGTAAGTTCCAGAGCCGCTATGTACACGACCATTGCGCGTTTGGTTACCCGCGTCAGGGAGGCCTGGGGAGGACCCATCGACTGGCCGCTGTTCAGATTCGCCGTTCAGGTTCGAAAGTTCAGCGAAACTAAACCGTTCGCGCGGGCCTTCAATGCCACCCCCGGGGGGATGGGGCAAGGTCAGTGATGGTCATGGCGTTCCGGATTCCCCAAGGGCAAGTCACACTGCTGCCCTTCCCTGTTCTGCTGCGCGCTCCACAGGCGGTCGCGCTCGGCCAATGCCTCATTGCCCACCGGTCCGGGTGCCGCTCCGGACAGCAGGCGCTCGATGTTCTCTATCTCTGCGCGCACTGCGGCGCTGATGATCCGACGACCGTTCGCTGTCCGTGCCCGGGGCGGTCGGTAGACGGCCACGTCACTCACGCCGCCGACCTTTCTTCAATGCCCTGCGCAGGTTGCGTTCCATGCGGTGGCACATCGTGCGCAATGCCTGGAGTGCATCGAGCATCCTGTCTGCCTCGGCCAGCGTCACCCGGTTGTCGGCCAGAACATCCAGCGCAACAGCCGACAACTGCCCACAGAATTTGGACACGTGCAGCAGCTTGTCCCTAATGGCCGCTATTTCATCGGGCCATCCAGCCTCTGGGGCGGCAGGCACGTGATCCACAGCCAGATTGAACTGCGCGGCCAGTGACAGGATCCAGTCAGTGGCGACCGGGGTGCCTGCAGTCAGTTCCATCATCCATTCCGTCAGCATCTCCAGCATTTCCATGGAGATGGACTCGCCGTCGAGGCCGCGCAGCTTCTTACGCAGCGTCTCGCCCTTGATGCTGACGCCGCGCCGCTCGGTCAAATAGGCAGCAGCAGCGTTCACGCTGCCGGGCATCTTCATGACGGCGTTGTATGCCGCATCGCGCCAGTAGATATCCGAGCGAGCGCAGGTCATGCCGCCCCCTGAAATGCTGCGCATTTCATCGTTCCGCTGCAGGCCGCATCGACCTCAAGATGCAGGCCATGAGCGAGATCATCCTCTTCCAACAGCGCATGCACTTCAGCGCCTTGCGCCACTACAGCGAGAGCCAGGGCATGGGCGGAGTGGCGGCGGTGTTCTTCGCGCCGGCCGCAGCTGACATCACGCATTGGTCGGAACCTCCCACCAATGAAGCGGTGGCGCTGCGAGTTGTAGCCGGCCACGAAGCGCCAGCCAGCTATCAGCCGTGAGCACCAGCCCACCGCCCTCGCCCTCAGCCGTGAGGCACTCATCAAGGACCGGCCCGACCTCGGAGTTACCGAGACATGGCATTAGCAAGATCAGCTGCCGCATGCTGCACCCTGAATCAGGGCAACCGGTAACCCGGATGGCCGAAGGACATACAGAAGCCTCAGCGCATGGACTTCAGCAATTGGCCCATCGGGCCATTGGTAGATCGCCGACCTCGTGATGCCCAATGCATCGGCGAGCCCGGCAACACTTCCGTATGCCTCGATAGCCTGCTTCTTCGTGACGGTCTGGTTCATGGCGCAATGAAAGCACACTTACACATTGCGATGCAAGCACGCTTTCATCGCTCCCATATAAGCTGGCTAACATGACGATGACTCTCGCTGACCGCCTGATCCTTGCACGCAGGGAATCAGGCTACGACGACACCAAACCGGCGGCAGAAAAGGCCGGCATCACGCCATCTGCCCTCTACCAGCTCGAAAGCGGCAAGACTAAGAGCCTGCACGGCGGGACCGCCGTCCAGTTAGCCAAGGTGTATCCCGGGTTTCGCATCGAGTGGCTGATCGCGGGCGAAGGCCCTATGCGTGCTGGGGAGCACAGCGCCCAAGTCCACGTCTCAGCCGGTGAAACCCCTGCGGGCTACGTTCGCCTTCCGCTGTTAAGCATGGAGGGCGAAATGGGTGTCGGTGCAATCAATGATGACCCGCCGGAGGTGGTCCAACATCTAGACGTTGCCGAATGGTGGGCCAGGCAGAACTTGCCGCATAGCCTTGATCGCGTGAGGATCATCACCGCGCGGGGAGACAGCATGGCTGGCGTGATCAACCATGGAGATGTTGTCTTCGTGGACGCTGAGGCTCCCTACTACGACGGCGAAGGCATCTACGTCTTCAACTGGCAGGGGCGAGCTCTCATTAAGCGACTCGCACCCAATCTTCGGTCGGGGAACCTGCAAATCCTTTCAGCGAACAATTCGGCCTACCCGCCTGAGGACGTGCCTCCTGGGGAGATTGACCAGCTACACATTGCCGGCAGGGTGCTGGCATGGCTCACGCTCAAACGTTTCTAGGACAGGGAGCAATCATGGATGTTGTGATCATCGCTGTTGTGTTGTTTGCATTCATAGGTGCGGCAATTGGAGCCACCAAGAACCGCGCAGTCGCCGGATTCCTGTATGGACTACTCCTCGGGCCGATCGGGTGGCTTCTGATCATCATCGGCCCGACAGTCCGGACTCAAAAGCCGAGAGGCAAGTGGCGTTAATATAAGCGCGCTTGCACTCAAAATATAAGTGTGCTTTTATTGACCCGTCGGCACCCCAGCCGACGGGCGACCGGCGGGTCGCCACTGCGGCCCAGCCCATCCCCTGCTGAGCCGTAGCTGCCACTCCCCAGGCAACAGGCCCGCCGGCGCCCTCCTTTTCAACGGAGAGCGCCATGTCCTACCGAACCGCTGCCGCTGCGAGCCGCCACCTGCCTGCTGGCGCAGGCCGCCCGCGACCACACCCGGGCAAATGTCCTGCGCATCCGCAGCACCGGCGAGCACAGTCGCAACCAGCTGCGCCGCTCGCGCCGCATGGGCGTCCAGAGCCGCCGGGTTGAAGCCGCGTCACGGGACATGGCGGCCGAGGTGCGGGCATGAGCGCCCCGTCCAAGATCGCAGCTATCCGCCACGCCGTGAGCGCGCTGCACGGTGCCGCTGACGATGGCGCCGACACGCGCCGCTACGCCGACGCGTTACAGGAAGCCGGCGCAGCGTTAGGCGAATTGATCGACCAGTTGCAGGCGATATTCGATGCCGAAGGTGACGGCTTCAAAGTCAGGATTTCGTACTACAACCGCGCTGGCGTGACGGTCTATCCGGCGGGCAGGGATGACCGCGTGCAGGAGCTGCGAGCCGCCCTAGCCTGCGTCAAAGGAGGTGCCGCATGAAGCGCCGACACCACGCCGCGTGGGCCCTGCTCGCCCTCGTGGCAGCCGTCGTCATCCCGTTGCGCTTGGTCGAAATCAGCCAGGCGCACGCAGACCGCGATGCGATCAAGCCGCGCTTCGCCGCCTCATCCACGGTTCGGGGCTGACGCCATGCAGACCGCCCGCCCTGCCCCCGCCTCCATTCCGCTGTGCCGTCCTGGGCATCGACCGCAAATCGTGACCACGACCGGCGCACCTACCGGTCATCAGCTCGGCGCCCCGTGCCCGGCATTAGTGCACTTCGAGTGCCACCTCTGCCAGAAGGCGACTGTTCCAAGCACGTCCCTCGCGATCGCCGAGCTGCGCTGGACCGACCCCGGCTTAGCGGCGCTGCTGATCCCGATTTCTCACCTCGCCCGCGCCCGCGGCGCCGTGCTGGCCCGCCTGCCGGCCCAGCACGCCGCCTGACCTGGAGAACGCAATGGCTGCACCACTCAAACCCCTGGAGCGCGCCGCGCTCGTTACTGCCTTCGCTGCGGCCGGCCATGCGCTGAAGCGCACCCGTGGCGGCTTCTGCTCGACCAGGCAGCCAGCCAAGGTCTTTACACGGCGGGTTACCAACTGGCTGTACGAACGTGCGTTGATCGACTACGACGACCCGAGTTTTCCGACGCAGGCCACGCTGACCAAATCGGGCATGGCGCAGGCCACCGCACTGGTGGAACAAGCACGCCTCAGCGCGGGGGCACCATGACCCGCGAGTACTTTCTCAAGGTTGCCACAGCCAAGGCGGCATATGCCGCGGCGCTGCGCATGGAGGCCGATGCTGAGTCCATGGTCGGCCATAAAGAGCAGGCAGAGACGTTTCAGCGTTTCGCGTCGCAGTGGGATGCCCTGGCCGCTTCCTATCGGGCCTCCGCTGAGCAGGCGGACGCGGCATGAAAGCGTCAACCCTACCCGTTGAGCATTCGTTCCCCACCGGCACCCATGGCACCACTCTGGTGCTGATGGTATGCGCTGGCTGGCTGTGGGCTGGACTGTATGCCAGCCCCTACAGCGCCACCCCCACCGAGTTGTCGGCTGCCACCGGGCGCACCGCGACCGTGCGTGGCCGTCAGTTGCGGATCGGCGCAGGCCACTACTCCCTTTCTCAGAAGTCGCTGCAGGCGGCACGTCGTTGGCTTGATCGCCAGGGCGTGACCGTGCGCGACCAGACCCTCAAGGAAACCGCATGACCGCCAAGATTCAACGCCACGGCCGCGCCGCAGCGATCCGAGCGCTCCTGCTCGATCGCCCGCCTGGCGCGACCGCCGAGCAGCTTCTCGCCACAGGCATCGACTGCACGCTCAAGCAGCTCAACAACTCGCTGGGCGCGATGTTCGATGCGGACCAGGTGCGCGCAAGCACCACCACCGGCAACAAGGTGTGGTTCCTCACCACCGCAATGCGGAAGCTGATGCGCGGCGTTGAAGGCCAAGCGGCACCGCCAGTAGCCGCCACTGCTCGGCTGGAGCGCCCCACTCCAACCGGCAGCAACAACAGCACCACCGTCCTGCACAAGGACCAGGAACGCCAGGAGCTCGAGCAGTTGCTCGCCGACTTCCGCAAGCGCGGTGGAGCGATCGAGGTCCTCGGTACCACTGCCATCCGGCCGAGCCTGAGCCGCCGCCAGATCAACGAAGCGACCGCCGAAGCCCGCAACAAGCGCAGCGAAGCCAACGGAGCAGCCGCATGAACAGCCAACCCAGCGTAATCCCGAACGCCGTCATGTACTGGGATGGGGGCGAGCGCGCGATCACGCCGCGTGAGAAAGCCACCATCGAAGAGCACGGCCCCAGCTGTTTCACCATCCCGCTGGCGCCCCCTATCGATGTGGACAATATGCTGGCCGACTGCGTTCCCGGCGGCAGCATCACCGACCCGCAGGCCGTGGCTGACAACATCCGGGCATGGTTTGCAAAGCCCGCAGACCTGGCCGTGCAGAAGGAGGATGGTTCGCTCAGTACCAGCGAAGGCGGCCGCCGTTACGTCGCAGACTTCTTCGTGCGGGAGCTTCGCCGCCACGACTTCACCCGCTACATCACCACGACGCTGGCCGCCGACTTCGCCTGTGCACTTGCCCAACATCTCGCAGCAACTGGCAAGCAGCAGGTTGGCGAGGTGCAGGAACCGGTAAGTGAAAAGGCCGTTCGACAGTTCATCGCAGACCGCGCCACGAATGACGAACACCGCGAAGACATCCTGTCCGGCGACTATGACCACACTGCGTGGTTCGACCACATCCGAGAGCTTATGGAAGCCCTCGCCGCCCGCCAGCCGGTGGCGCACCAGCAGCCCAGCTTCGGCAAGGTCCAGGAGATCCGCATTCCGGCGCGCAACAAGCTCGACCCGATCAGCGTGTTCGTGCAGGACCAAGCTTGGGGTCGTGGCCGCATCGTGGTCACCTGCTATGGCAATGCGTGGCAGGGCTTCTGGGGTGCGATGGGCGACCGCACGGTCATGCAGTTCGTCGCCCAGTGCGATGCCGACTACGTAGCCGGAAACATGATCTCTGGTCGCCAAACCCGGATGACGAAGGCAGAGAGGGCGTACACCCAGCGCATCGCGGCGGAGGTGATCACCGAGTTCCGAAACTTGATCGGCGGCCAGCGCGACGCAGCGCCGGGGGTGGGCAATGGCTGATATCCAACAGCGTGCCCGCGATCTGCAACGGGTCCGCGCCGCCAATCCAAACAACCCAGCCGGCTCCCTAGCCACCGTCAAGCCGAAGCCCGGGCCGATGATCCCGAGCGACCGCCGCCACCTCTACCCCCAGGAATGCACCAATGGCTGATGGCTCCCGCTCCTTCAACTTCCCCCTGCCCCAGCGCTCCCGCCTGCGGCCCGGTGAGATCGTGGTCGACCTCTTCGCCGGCGGCGGCGGCGCCAGCGAGGCGCTCAAGCAAGCACTGGGCCAGGACCCGGCGCTCGCCTACAACCACGACGCGCTGGCCATCGGCATGCACGCGGCGAACCACCCGCTCACCAGTCACCACCGTGAGGACATCTGGCATGCTGACCCGCGCATAGACGTGGCCGGCCGCGCGATCGGCTGGTTCCATGCTTCCCCGGACTGCACCCACTTCAGCCAAGCCAAGGGCGGCCAGCCGCGCAGCCGGAAGACCCGCGCCCTGTCATGGGTCGTGCTGAAGTGGATAGGCATGCTGCTGCGCGCTGACCTGGTCGACGGCACCAACACCGCGCCGCGCATCTTCTCGATGGAGAACGTTTGGCAAATCCTGACCTGGGGCCCGCTGATCGCCAAGCGCTGCAAGGCCACCGGCCGCGTCCTGAAGATGGACGGCACCGTTGCAGCACGCGGCGAGCGCGTGCCGGTCGAGCATCAGCAGCTGGTGCCGGACAAGAGCCGCACCGGCCGCACCTGGCGGCAGTTCGTTGCCGCGCTGCGTGCGCTGGGCTACTCGGTCGAATGGCGCAAGCTCGTGGCGAGCGACTACGGCGCCGGCACCAGCCGGGAACGCCTGTTCCTGCTTGGCCGCCGCGACGGCGAGCCGATCGTGTGGCCGGCGGCAAGCCACGGCACCGCGCCAGGCCAGAAGCCGCGCGTATCGGCCGCCGACTGCCTAGACTTCAGCATCCCCTGCCCGTCCGTCTTCGGTCGCAAGCGGCCGCTGGCCGACGCCACCATGCGCCGCATCGCCAAGGGCACCGTGCGCCACGTGATCCAGTCGGCGGACCCGTTCATTGTGCCGGTGCCGGCGAACTGCGCGGACAACAGTGCGGCCGCCGCAGCCTTCATTGCCGAGCATGCCAACGCCAGCAACCAGCGCACCATGGACGCGGGTGAGCCGCTGCGCACCGTTTGCGCCGGGGTGAAGGGCGGCCACTTCTCGGTGGTCACTCCGATCCTCGCCGGCGTCGGCGGCCGTGCCGGCCAGTCGGAACCACGCTCGGGCGCTGACCCGCTCTACACGATGACCGCGAAGGCGGACACCGCCCTCGTGGCACCGGTTCTGGTGCAGACCGGTTACGGAGAGCGCGCTGGCCAGGCGCCGCGCGCACTGGACCTGCAGCAGCCGCTGGGCACGATCGTGGCGGGCGGCGTGAAGCATGCAGTGGCGGCCCCGCACCTGGTGAAGTTCCGGGGCGACAGCATCGGAACACCTGCCACCGAGCCTGTGCCGACGATCACCTCAGGTGCTGGTGCTGCGCGTCCGGCAGGCGCGGCGCATGCCTTGGGCGTAGCTGCTGCCTCGCTGGTCACACTGCGGAGGAACATGGTCGGTGCCGATGCTCGCACGCCGCTGGCTACGGTGGCCGCTCAGGCAGGACACCATGCGCTGTCAACGGCCTTCATGGTGCAAGCCGCACACGGCGAAGGCCGCCTTGGAGGTGTCCAGCGTTGGGGTGCCGGCAGCAAGGATGCACGCGAGCCGGTGGGCACGGTCACCGCAAGCGGGAACGGGGGCCATGCCGTCGCCGAGGCAGAGCTGGCAGAGCTATCGCCCGAGCACCAGGAAGGCGCGCTGCGGGTGGCCGCTTTCTTGATTAAGTACTACGGCACCGGTGCCAACGTGCCAAGCCTGTCGGATCCGGTCGATACCATCACCACGCGTGACCGGCTGGCGCTGGTCACCGTGGTGATCAAGGGCACGCCCTACGTCATCGTGGACATCGGCCTACGCATGCTCAAGCCGCACGAGCTGTACCGCGCCCAAGGCTTCCCGGCGGACTACATCATCGATCGCACCGCCAACGGCACGCCGCTCACCACCAGCGCCGCCGTGCGCATGGTCGGCAATAGCGTCAGCCCGCCGCCGCTGCGCGCCCTAGCCGTGGCCAACCTGGACCCAGTCGCCGCGCCGATGGCGGTGGCGGCGTGATGCGCCAGGCAGACCGCTCCATGCACAAAGCGCGCGTGCTGCTGCACGAAGCCCGCGCCCGGCGAGGCACTGCCTTCTCCCGCGTGGTGCTGCGCTGGGCCGCCAACGCCGCCAACGGGCCGTCGCTGCCATCGAACCACCCTCGGCCAAAGAACGATCAGCCCCCGCAGCCCAACTGGACCTATTCCCGTGAAAAATCGCGACTCAAAGTCACTCGCCTACGGTCGGCCCCAAAAGCTGCTCAACGCGACCCTGCGCCCACTGCCGCGCCTCTTCGCGCGAGGCGACGGCCACATCAATTCCCGCCTGTGCCGGGCCGCCGTCGATCGCGTACCGCAGGATCGTTGCGCCAACACCGGTACGGTCCAGACGGACCCGGACGATCACCTTCCTGCCCTGAGCCTCGCACACCCAGTCTTCTTCGTAATTCACCTGCGCCCTCTCATTCGTTCTGCACAGCATCCGACGAACACGATAGCCGGGGACCGCAAAGGCCGCCACCGGAATCACTCAACCCATGCGATCCGAGGTCACTCATGACCCACCGACACATCAGCCATCCCGAAAGGCTGCCGGCCTGCGCCGCCCGTCGCGGCGGAGCGCATGGTTCGAAGGAGGAGCAATGCACCTGCTGACCACAGAAAAATGGCTAGATCGATACTTCGACAAGGCAAGTCGGCCAAGTACTCCCACTCTCCAGCGCTGGCTTCGAGATGGGAAGATCCCCGCAAAAAAGGTCGGCGGCACTTGGTTTATTGACGAACACGCATGGCTCGCAGACGGGGATGACCTCGTTGAGCGCGTCCTCCAGGCTGGATGATCCATGACACCACGACCACGCAGCAAGGCCCGCCAAGGCTGGCCGGCGAACCTCTATCCGAACCGCGATGGCTACAAGTACCGTCACCCGACCACAAAGAAGGAAACGTGGATGGGGACCGACAAGGCCAAGGCATTTGCCGCTGCCAAGAAGCTAAATGCGCTGCTGATGCCGACGAATGACCTAGTCGATCGGGTGATCGGCTCAAAGGAAACAGTCGCCGATGCAATTGCAGTGTTCCGCCGGGACGATATCCCTGGGCGGAAGTGGGCCCCGAAGACGGCCGAGGTGTATGAGAGCGTGATCCGTCGCATCGAAGCCGGCATAGGTGCTCGGCCGGTCGAACAGGTCACGGTCAAGGACTGCGCAGAGTTCATCCGCGCGGTCACGGCCTCCGATCGCGCGCGCCAACAGTTCCGCCTGGTGCTGGGCTGGATCCTAGGCTGCGCCGTACAGGAAGGTTGGATCGACACCAACCCGGTACTGGCCACCCGCCGGTTCCAGCACGAGAGAAAGCGAACTCGCCTAACGAAGGAGATTTACGACAGCGTCTGGGACCATGCCGAGCCATGGCTCCGGCTTGCGATGGACCTGTCACTGGTCACGCTGCTCCGGCGCGAGGACATCGTATCTCTCAAGTTCTCCGACGTGCGCGACGGCTTCCTGTGGGTCGTCCCTCAGAAAACCGAGGGTACTTCATTGGTGAAGTTGAAGATCAGGATCAGCGAACAGCTAGCCACTCTTCTCTCGCAGGCTCGCGACTCGGTGGTGTCCCCGTACGTGGTTCACCGGCTCCCTGACCGGGCTCGGCCATCGGACAAGCGTGCTTCAGCACGCGTGCACCACACCCAGGTCATGCCGGAGCAGCTGACCCGAGCGTTTCAGGATGCACGTGAGGCAGCGGGTGTCGCTGGCGACAATCCGCCAAGCTTCCATGAAATCCGAAGCCTGGGCGGCGCCTTGGTCCGCGATTCGGGCTGGACGACTGAAGAGGTGCAAGCATTGATGGGGCATGCTTCTAAGTCGATGACAGACCACTACCTGGATGGGCACGACGCCCCGTGGACGGAGGTAGCGCCCGCGCTCACGCTCGGCCGTTAGCTGAAAACGACCGGGGCGACCAGGTCGTCTCCTTCGCTCGCTCCTTCCGGTATGCACCGCGCTGAACCGTCAGCTCACGGATCGGAGCCTTCGCACAGGCTTCTCCTGATCCTCAACCCCGTACAACAGGCGCAATTCTTCGGGGTGCATATGGAGCGATTTGGCGAGCTCCCCCGCCGTGTAGCCAAGCTCCTGCAGGTGAAGGTTGACGATTTCTTTCAGTACCTTCGTTGGCTCACGTGCGACGGCAATGCTATCCGGCTCAGCGCGACGATATCCCATCGCGCTCATCTGCCTCCACAGGTATTGGGCTTGGCTTGGCTGCACAAGGCCAATGGACTGACAACGCATCAACAGCGAGGCCATCGAGACACGCCAAATTGGCTTAAGTGCCGCGAGCTTCTGAATCGTGATCCGATCGAGCAGGTACGGCCGTATGTCGCGCCGGGGCATCAACAGCGCGCTTGCGAACTGATTGGCCTCCTCCTCCATGGTTGACGAAGGAACGCTATGCATGACCAGATGGCCAAGTTCATGCGCAAGCGTAAAGCGCTGACGATCACCAGGGGCGTTGCTGTCGATGAAGATGCAGGGCGGGGCACCAAGCGTTCTGATGGTCAGCCCGTCAACGCCAATGGACGACATATCACATTCTATGACGACGATACCCGCGCGCTCGATGTGGTCGGTGAGGTTGTGCAGCGGGCCGTTGGGCAGGCCCCATGTTCGGCGCATCATCTCTGCGATCAGCTCGATGTCGCCATCGTACTCATCCGGATCAAGTGCCGGCAGAAGCAACTGCGCTTCGATATCTGCCGCAGCCAGCAACCGGCGGATATGCATGAGGCGGATGTTGAGGTCCGCTTCCAGCTTTTCTAATGCGCGGTTGCCCGTGCTCGCCTTTCGCCGATACATAGCATTACCGTGAAGGCTAATCGGCAGGCCGAAAGAGCGGTCAGACTCGAAAAAGATAGATTTTGGGAAATCGACCGCCGCAGCGAGCTTATCTACGACCTCGTCGGACGGGTCGGTGATCAGTCCCGCCTCGAGTTTCGATACCGCTGCTTGGGACACGCGTGCGTCAGCGGCTAGCTGCGACTGGCTCTTGCCCCGAGCCTGGCGCACGGTCCGAAGGATCTCTTTGTTGAAGGTGGACATCAGCTCTCACCGGATTCACCGGCCTTGTCATCGTTAGTTTTACGGCCCTTCAAACGCACCAAACCTGTGGATTTGACGGCGGGCATCGGCTGCAGCGGAGCATCAGGCTGGGCGGCGGGCAGGGAGCTTACCGAATCGTTGTCTATCAAGGAATAGGTCCACAGGATCGCCCCCCCTGCCCGGCCGACGACCAAAATGTCCGCAATATCAGTCTCATTGGGATTTAGACAGTACGTAACCTCCACGCGCTGCTGGGCGGCGACTCCTGTCAGCGGCAGCTGAGGGTCATGGAACGCGAGCGCCTCTTGGGTCGGGTAGTTCCTCGTAAGGCCCCCGCCGTCGGACTTTTTAAGTCGGAAGGCGACTGTGCCATCCACAAGGAAGTGGTAAGACTCGTGCTTGACGACCACCGACACGCCAGGAACGCCTTCCAGCGCCACGGCTGCGTAATGGGCCATCTGCTCCCAAACATAATTGGCGCGTCCGCGCCGACGCCAGTGACTGAGCTTAGACCCCCGCCAGTCCTCCCAGCCCGATGTAATGGCCGTCCTGAGCACCGGCTCAATCCGGTGGAGAGCTGACTTCACGACCTCGATTTTGGGGTGGGTCAC